TAAAGATCTTGACACTGTGGAAATGAAAGTCAAGATGATGAAGAAGAAGTCAGGTAATTTGCAAATCAAGTATTTGCCAGCACAGAGCAATGTAAATGATATTAGAGCATTTTGTAAAGAGCTGCAAATCAAAACTGGACGCAGCATTGACTTTATGTGTGTGGACTATTTGGACTTGCTAATGCCGGTTAGTGCCAAAGTCTCGCCAAATGATCAGTTTGTGAAAGACAAGTATGTGAGTGAGGAATTGCGTAACTTGTCTAGAGAAATGAACATCCTGTTTGTCACAGCATCGCAGTTGAACAGGGCTGCTGTAGAAGAAATTGAATTTGATCACAGCCATATTGCAGGTGGTATTTCCAAGATCAATACAGCAGACAATGTGTTTGGTATCTTTACAAGTCGAGCCATGAAAGAACGTGGTAGATATCAGATACAGGCTATGAAAACACGTTCAAGTTCTGGTGTGGGCAACAAAGTGGATTTAGAGTTTGACATGGAAAGCTTGAGGATTCGTGACCTTGGAGATGATCCAGACTATCAAGAATTTAAGAAACGTGCTCCTTCAATTTATGAAAGTATTAAAACCAAGAGCACAATGGGTGCATCAACAGACACAGATGCTAGTGTGGAGGACGAGCCCGGTAAGATCACTGCAGACGTGGAAAGCACCAAGCTGAAACAGATGCTAAATCAACTTAAATCAAATAAAACTTAGTTTGCTATATAATCGGCAATTGACTGCACTCGAACCGACTTACGTTTTACCTTGAGATATTCGCTATTGTCTCGGCTGTGCAGTTCGCCCTCGCCTTGTATTACAGTGCCTTTGCCGTATTTGACCGGACGATCCACAATAAGATCCACATAACGACCTTCGCCTACGCCCAGTGTGATAAAGTGTATGTAGTTTTTGCTGTCGCTTTTAAACACTCTACTGTTAGCAACTATGCCGGCAAACTGGAACTTGTCTAAGTATAACTTTTGTATGCCCATGCCAGGCAAGAATCCGGGGCTGTTCCATGCTTCGTTTTCCAGATAGCTCTGCACAGGATCCTCTGTGACCCAGTTGCCAAAGCCCAGTTCACGCAAATCCCAGCCAGCACGTTTTGCTTCGTTGCGATACACCCATCTAGCATAACTACCTTGACAGTGCAACAAACAGGCACGCCAAAACTGTTTTGGGTTGTGCGCTTTTTGATAAGCCAATGCCCATATAAGTCGACCTAGGTTCACAGCATGTGCTCTGCACAATCCAAATCCACTCAAACACAGCATCTGATCATAGATGTCGTGCTTGTCGGGATGATCACCCAAGCGAGTCATAAACTCCATCATCTTTTCTTCGTTCTTTTTGGCAAACGCTCTACGATACATGTCTGCTTCGTAGGCGTTGATACCAATCAAGCGCATGATTTTGTTAATGGCATCATCTTCGTACACAATAGCACCTTCTACTGTGCTTTTTTCAGTCCAGTCGCGAAACCAACTTGCCTTGCGTCTACCTTCCATGGCAACAGGACGTACCAGTGCTGTGGCAAACACACAGTCTTCCACACTGGTAGGTTGTATAGCACGGAACAGTCTGCGCATAGCAGGGCTCTCGCCTTGTGTCACGCCCAACACATCTCCACGACTTAGTAAATCAGCTGTTGCATCATCCGTTTTGGGATAGTCGTGCAGCATCACAGTAGGATCAATCTCCATCAGTTGACTGAGCCCTCTATTGGCCAATATGTCCACTTTTAGGTGTTCTAGATCTTCAATTTCATTTTTGTCCAGCAGTATGAGGTTGTCCTCGCGAAACAGGCTCTTGGGCAACTGTCGGTCAAACACAACCACACCGCCGCAATGTTTTGAGATACAGCGTTTTTTACCCATCAGTTTCTTTTCAATGCGTTCTGCTTCTTTGACATCCACTCCCAATTTTGCATAGTCAATGTCTTTGGGCAGTCTGCCAGTTGCGCCCAGTCGACGTGCAGCTTCTCGTCTGGCACTTTTTTCTTTATACATCACATAATTTGATATGCGTGCACTAGCCTGTGGCCAGGTATCAAATATTCTCTGCATGGCCAATTCTTGTTTGTGATGTGGCACATCAATATCCACATCAGGCAAGTCGTCTCTGTTGGGATTGAGAAAACGTGCCAGTGGTATTTTCCATTCAATGGGATCCACGTCTGTGATACCCATGAGATAGCATACTAGACTGCTTCCAGCACTGCCACGAGTCATGTGCGGTATGTCCTCATTGAGGTCCAGTATTTTGCGTATCTTGAGAAAATAGTCTGTGAAACGTTGCTGAATGATAATTTCAAACTCTTCAGCAAGTCTATCCTGGTACTCTTCGCCCTCTGGTACTGGTCGCCGGAATTCTTCTAATAATGCCTGTATCTGCTCTAGTTCTGTTGCCATGTTGTGCCTGTGTTTGCCTTTTGTTATTTACTGATGCACAATAGTAAAGTATAATTTTCAAGCTAACTTGCGATAAATATTCCAAAGAGATCAATATACAAATGCAATTAAAGCTCGCAGTAATGTAAATACTAATAACATCGAATCAAACGAAGATATATCTGCACCAAGAGCAGAAGTAGAAAGTACCAAGCTCAAACAAATGTTAGCAGGATTAAAAGCAAATAAATGATAAAAAAAATATATGATAATAAAACTTTGGTTAGTACATATGGTAGTGGGGCCGGGGGCGAAGTGCATCAGCTTCCTGAAATGAACTCAGACACAATTTTTCATATTTTTGATGTATTTGATGCTGATTTTTTACAAAAGTGTTATAAAAAAAAAGGAAAGCCCGGGTGTATAATAAGTGATCATTTGGTGTATCAAAAAGATCTAGTAGACCACGAAATACAATTTTACGGATTACCATTATGGCTAGAGCGAGAAAGAAAACAATGGAATTTGTCAGAGTTTGATCAATTGTTGCCCGAAACTATAAAAACATTTAACTTTATGATTAACAAAAAACAAACCAGTAGATTTTTATGCTGCAAGTTGGTAGATATCTTTTTCGCCAAGTTGGATTACTATTACACGTTTAGCGGAGTCGGGAGAAAGTTTGATTGTACAAAAGTAATTAATGAAATGAACATGCTAGAAAAACAATCGCCGTTGACAGAACTTGAAAGATCTCAAATACTAGAACCAGTTCTATTAGATACTCACTTTATAGAATCTTCAACTACAATAATCAGTCAACTCGACCAGGGTAATTCGTATGGTAGAATTTATTATGGCGGAAACAAAACTAGCTGGAACTCAATTAATCAAATTTTTTTAAATACCGGTGTTGCATTAATTACCGAAACTGTTGATTTTCAAAAATCTGCAGTTTTTACTGAAAAAACACTTTTTTCTCTACTAGGTTTAAATTTTCCAATTTGGGTAGGAGGTTACCAGCAAGCTGATACTTGGAAAAAACTTGGATTCGATATTTTTGATGATTTAATCGATCATAGTTATCAATATCATGATACATTGATTGAAAGATGTGTTTACGCAATTAAAAATAATTTAGATATTTTATCAAATTTAAATTTAGTGAAAGATTTAAGAAAAATTCATTTACAACGGTTATTGGAAAATCGATACAAAATTTTAAATGGACAATTAGAAAAATATATTGATGAAGTTGTTAACACAGCTAGTGTTGATTACCAGCCTATGTTAAATGAAACTGTTGATCGATTTAAAAGGTCGACAACAAATATGTGCTAGTACTTTTAAATTTATATACGATAAATATTCCAAAGAGATCAATATACAGATGCAAAAAAAGACTCGTAGTATTCTTGAAGAATTAGACAGCATCTACAACGATCGTTACGCCAAGGAAAGCGAACGTCAGTATGTTGTAGAAAGTCGGGCCAATAATGTGATTGCCAGTGCCACACGTCTAATGGAACAGATTGAAGAATTGTACACACCAGACCAAGCAGAAGCACTGCACAAAAAACTGCTGAATGCTATTCGACTGCGAGATCCAAGAAAGTTCTCTAGATCAGTGAGACGTGTAGATGAAAATTAATGAAGTACTAACAGAAGCTGGAGTAATGGACACATTGAAAGCCATTGCCAAAGACCCTCGGTTGTTGGCCAATCCTAAGAATATCAGTGCCACAGCAAATCGTTTGAGAACCCAACGAGATGTTCAACAGCTTGCTGGACAAATGGTCAAAGTTTGGAACAATGTTGTGAACCAAGAAAGAAAAAGATTACAAGGAGCTGGCAGTGATGGCACCATTGGCGAAGATTCTTATCAACAACTGCTTGCTAAATTTATTGAGAAAAATATTGTGGGTACAAAATTAGATTCAATCAACAACACCACCACAAAACAACAAATAAGCAAAACAATCCAGCTTGTGCAAGACAACAGAGGCACTCCTAGACAATTCAATGATTTGTTCAGCGAACTAATCAGTTTAGGATTGGTTGCCAGAGTGCAAGCATCATCTCAAACACAGCAAGAGCCAAGTGTTCAGCAAACGCCAACTGATAGCCCTCCTCCTAGATCAGTCAACGCAGTCATTGATGCGTTGAAGGATGCTGGTGTCAGAACTGCTGAGTTGCGACAACTGAAAGCAGCAATCTCTGCAATTTCTGGAATCCAACCCATTAGAACACAGGACACGACCACAAGAGCATTGTTACAAGCATTGGGGATACCCGTAGCATGATCCTCAACGAAGGCGGCAACGTATTCAAAGACCAGCAAGGCAATTTCTTAACCCAACGCATCAATAAAACTGATGTAAAGCCCACAGTGGCTTGGTTAGAGCAACTCACAGGATTAAGTTTGTTAGATAACCTGCTGGGCAGTACAGGTGTAGCACCAACGTCTGGTGACTTAGATCTAGCAGTTGACGCGAACAAAATTAAAAAAGAACAACTTATTGCAAAACTTAAAGCATATCTTGCCAAACAAGGTGTACCAGAAGATGCAATGATGAATATAGGTGAAAAGAAAAAAGACGGTTATATCAAAGATGCAGGGGATCAAGTGCATCTCAAAACGCCAATTGCAGGACGAGCAGAAAATGGGTATGTGCAAACAGACTTTATGTTTTTGCAAAAGCCAGACTTTCAAACGTGGTATCTCAAACAGGATAGTGACAGCAACTTCAAAGGTGTGACACGAGCT